CAGAACTATTTAATTTTTCTCTTAATATTTTTTTTTGTATATCTTTTGGTAATTCAAACCAATTACCTTTGTTTTGATCTTTGTGATATTCCTTACACCATATTTCAAGAACTACTACTGGTATTGATGCAATTCTTTTTAAACTTCTATCAGGACTATAACCATCATTTTGTGTAATTAGTCTTTTGTTATTTTCTAAAATAGGTTTAACATCTAATGATCTTTTTTGAACAATACCATCTGCACCATTATCTAAAAATGTTTCAGTAATATGTTTATCTGTTTCTTGACTTATTTTTTTCATTATCTGCCTTGACCCTTGTATCTAGTAAGTTTTTTTTGTCTTTTTTCAGATTTATTCAAACTTTTTTTATGTACTCTAGGTCTTTTTTTTGGTTTAGGTCTAGGTACAAAGTGAACAAACTTTTGCCTAGCCACTAGCCACCCATTTCAGTAACAGAAATTTTGTTACCAGATGAACCTATACAAGCACACTTATGATTTGGAGAAACTTTAAAAATTTCTGGTTGATCTGCAGGTATAAAAATACTTGTTGCTGTTGCTACAGGTGCTGCACCAAAAGTAATGTGAACATCTGAATCTGCACAAACTCTTACATATTCTGTTGTTGAAGCGAATGTACCAGTAGCTGTAGAGTTAGTATTTGTTAAACTTACATGATGTATAGTTCCTGGTCTTAATCCATAATTAAAACTCATATTATTTTCCTTTATTTTTTATATTTTACTTTTTTGCCTTTTTTCTTTGCATAAGACTTTGCTTTTTTCATTCCTGATTTAGAATATGAAAACTTTTTTTTTCCTACCATTGGCATAATTTATTTTTCCTTAATTGGTATTTGTGGGAGAAATATCGCTAGACAGGATCTCCCACAAAATCGTTAATTATCTTCTTATAACAAAAGTTATTTCCATTTTAGAAGCATTTGTTGAACCACCATTAGTGATACATTCAATTGTTCCATCTTCTTCAACTCTGTTAGCAGCAGTTGGTTCTGCTGTTGCTACTCTACCTGCAGACCCAGAAGCTGTATGACTTATAGCTCCACCAGTTACTGCAACACCACCTATTTCAAAAGAGATAGCTGCTGTTCCTGTAGTAGTTGCTTTGTTGTGAGTTATAATTTTAATTATTCTTCCACCATCTGGTACACATACAAATGTAGATGATGCTGTTGATACATCTGGAATTGCAGATGTAATAAAATAATCGTTAAGTGTTCTCATGTTTTTTCCTTATAAGTTTGCTTCGTTCCGACTTTAAAAATCTTCAAAGACCAAACAAAATGTTAATGAATATTGTGAGGGAGTAAAAAACCCCCTCACAAAAAGTTTTATTATGAAGTAGTTAGATCGAATACTGCACCACTTGCTTTTTCGTTTTTAGAAACAAGTGTGTATTCAGCTAACATAGCTTTTTTCTGTGCGTCACCAGTTTTTGCAAGATCCATAACTTGAAAATCTCTTAAAAACGCAACAGACCACATATCAGGTGAAAGTACAAAACAATCTCTTGATCTTGAGAATCTGTTTGGAACAACAGTCATTGATCCAAAGTCTGATTCATAAATATCAATTGCAGCGACAAGTCTTTTGTCCTCTGCTTGAGTCATTTTAGTAGAACCACCAGTAAAGCCAGAAAGTTTTTGTTTATTGAAAGAACCAAGCATGATCATTGATGCGTCTCCACCATTATCCCATACTTGTTTTACAACATCTTTCAATTGTGCTTCTGTGAAAGCTCTTTGCGTTCCATCAGTTCTAGCTGTACCTGGAGTATCAACTGCACCACCACCAGGATTTGTTTGTCCATTAGCACCATTTGCTGCTTTGCTAGTGTTTGATTGAATCCAAGAAGCAAGACCTGCAAGGTTTCTTGCTGCTGCAGCTCCACCTGCGTTTCTTGATTGATTAGAAGTAAGAACAACTTCCATATCTCTTTTTAGTTCTTTTGAACTTTTAGAAATTTGGTAAGCTAGTTCATTGTTTCTACCTGCACTATTAACAGTATCTTGAGTACCAGAAACAATTACAGATTTTCTAGAAATCTGTGTTTGGTTATTGATTCTAGCAGTTGGAGTTACTGCGTTGAAAGTGATTTCATCACCCTCTATTTGTGCATTAGCTGCTGCTGCTGCTAAAGCATCAGTTTGCCACTCATGTAAAGTGCCAGATGCTTTTTCTTTTCCAATTGAACTCATGAAAGGAGTATCAGTAGGAGAGATGTTATAGATAATATCTGATAAATCTTCTCTGTTACCAATAGCTGCATAAGTTTGGAATGTATTTGCTACGATTGCCATAGTTTTATCCCTATTTGTTGAGTTATTTGTTGTTGTTAATCATATCTAAAAATACATCTTGAGCAGCTTTCATACTGCCAGATTTTTTTAGACGACTAAACTTTTCTCTACTAATTTTTGATCTGACATCGTTTTTATCTTGTTTAATACCTGACGAAAATGTTCTGCTTGGTTTAGAAATTTTTTTAGCAATATTTGGTTTTGCTTTTTGTAAATTTCCAAATTTCATAGCATCATTTACCAACATCAAAATACGATGGTCATATACTTGAGCTATTTCTGAATCATTAAATCCATATTTAGCCAAATGACTTCTCATATTGTTTTTTAAAGTTGATGCTTTACCAGGATCGGCAAAATCAGGAATTTTATTTACTAATTTTGTTCGTTCCATTTGTAAATATCCATCAAACTGTTTTTTTTGCTCTGATTGAGTTTTTTGTAAAGCAGAAGCAAGTTTTTCTTGTTTTCTTCTTAACCTATGTTCAATCTTTGCAGCTTGAGCTGGATCTTCGTCATAAAGAGCTTCTAAATCAGAAGATGAAATCTCTGAATTAAGCTCTTGTTGAGCATTAGACAATAATTGATTCATCTCATTTAATTTTTGAGAATAGTCTTGTCTTTGCTTTTCAGACTCTGACATAAATTGTTTCTTTTCATGAGACAATTCTTCTGTCTTTCGTCTGTAATCAGCATCTCTTGAGTAACCATTTCTCAACTCATCAAGGGTAACTTCAAATTCTTGACCTGCAACTTTTACCTTGTAGGTGGAATCTTGTTTCTCTTGAGTTTCAATTTGTTCTTCGTCTTGAGATACATCTTGTTCGGAAACTTCATCTTGAGATTCAGTTTCTTCACTTATTTCCTGTTCCTGTGGTTGTTCTTCATTTAAAGATTCCTCATTTTGTGGTTCAGGAGAATTTTGTTTAATTTCTTCTTTTGGTGGTTCTTGTTGTCCAATTACTTCTTCTTCTTTTGGATTTAATAAACCATCTACTGCCTTTGTGGCTTTCTGTAAATCAGTTTCAGATCCTTGTAATGGGTTGCCTTGATTGTCTGACATATATTTTCCTTTTAAGTTAAGCTCCTCTTGTGAGGTTGGCTTATCCTAAACTTATTTGTTTAGAATTTTTTATTTTCTATTTTTTTTCTAAATTCTTCTAATTGTTTGGAAGCTAATTTACCTGTGTCTATAACTTCTTGTAAATTTTGTTCTACTTTGCCAACAATATTATAGGCTAACCAAAGTTTTTCTCTAGTATCAACTTCATTAACACCAGTATTTAATAAACTTGTAGAATATAAATCTTTTAGTTTATCAAAAGACTCTTTTAGTAAAGGATCTTCTAATAAAGTTTTAGCTTTGTTGGATTGGCTTACTTCCTGCTGGAGCTTTGCCTGTTCCTGGTTGTCCATTTAATGACTCAATTTCTTGTTCTAGTTTTTGTTGTGATTGTTGTGCATCCCTAAAATCTTTTGTACTTTCAGCAACTAGCATTTTATTTAAATCTGCTTCTGCTTTAATTTGAGCTGAATCTATTTGAGCATTATATTTAAGCTCAAGTTCTTTCATTTTAATTTCATTTTCTAAAAGCATTTTAGCATTATTGCTCTTAATTTCTTTTAGTTGTAATTCAAGATCAGCAAGTTTTCGTTTTTCTTCACTTGCAATTCTACTAAATTCAATTTTTTCAATTGGTGTTGGTGGTGGTGGAGCTTTTGGTTGAACCATTTGTTTTCCTTGATCAGGATTAACAAAATAATTTTCAACATTTTTAAGACCAGCATTTTCAATAATTTTTGCCAAACTATTGTAAATATTTTTAAGACTAACCATTGGATATTCTTGACCACCCTGCAATTGAAATGCCTGGAGCTGTCTTTCTAAAATATTATTTAACATCATTATTTGTTGATCTGAACTTCCTGTGCCTAAACCAACAGTTATAGAAATATTATATCTGTTTCTCCATTCAGTAGGTTTAACTGGAATAAATTGATTGTTTAATTCTACAACTCTTTCTTTGTCTTGATACTTACAAGTAAGTTCAAAAATTCTTTTAAATAAATTTTTAACACCAGTTTCGGCAAATACTCTTGCAATTAATTCCATTCTCATTTGAGATTGGCTCATTAAAGCATTAACACCAGTTGCTGTTTTATTTAAGCTATCAGCATCTAAACCTTGATTGTATCTTGTAACACCAGTTCTAGATTCTCTTACTGTATCTAAATATTCTAATAATGGAAAAGCTTGTTGCGAAATAGTTTGTGATTGCATTGGCATCATAACTTGGCTTGGTGGTTGTTTAGTTCTTACCACTCCACCAGGTCTTGATGTAAGTAAATCATCAAGATTTACCATTCCATCCATTATGGCTACTCTGTTATTATTAGTTAAATACATATTATCTAACAACTGTCTCATAACAGTTGATTTAACTAATTGAACATCTTCTACTAATTCTGCAACTGACCTACCATAAAATCTATGTGGCATTGGAATTGGAGTTAATGAACAGAAAGGAATATTATCGCAAGGTTGATTTTCTAAAATTTCAAAACCAGTTCCTGCAGTTATTATTTTACGAAGTTCAGCAACACCATCGCCATCCATATCTACTCTGACATAACATTCATAAATTTCAATTTCTGAAGTGCTATCATCTGGTGAATCTTCTACTGGACTTTCGTCTATATCAGAATTTCTAACTAAACTTTCATCGTTATATAAAATATTGTTTGAAGTAGGTAAGCTATTAACAATATCTTCGTCATAACCCATTTCAATTAAATCGGATCTAGTTTTTAACACTCTATGAGCTACAAAATTTGCATCTTCAATAGATTTAGCTGATTTTTGAATTAAAAATTCTTCTGGTGGTATATTTTCTATTTTAACTTTACCAGCAGTTCTAAATCTTTTTATTACACAATTATGTAAATAAGGTGTTGGAACATCCTCAACTTCTTGACCATTAAGTGCAGCTTCAGCTTTTAACTGCTCTAATCTTGTAACTGCAAACTCATCTACAAATTTTTCTTCTGATACAATTTCTATATCAGTCTCAAGCATTAATAAGTCGTATTCGTAGTCACTTAAATTTTCGTATGTTTCTTGCTCTACTTTTTGAGCATCATCCCAATAAACTTTTACAATTCCATTTTTTTCTAATAAAGCATCCTTAAACCAAGTGTATAAAATTGAAAAACCATTATTATCTTTGTTAAAAATATAATTTATGTAATTTGTTACTTGATCAGCTAATGGTACATCTTCTGATTTTACAGGTTCGCATCTAACTACTTGATCAGATGAAGTAAAAACTCTTAATAGGTTTGGCAAGATTGTTTCTATTGTGTCAGATACATCTGTACTTATAACCTGGCTTCTGCCATCTTGTTCAGTACCCAGTTTATCACCCATGTAATATTCAAGTGATTTTCTTCTTTGGTCTGATAGCGCACCACCTAAAAAACCCATTGAGTTATTTATTTCTGATGAAATGATGCTTTTAATTTCTATTTCTGATACTTTTTTTACCATAACTTTTTAAACTATATAATTTGTATTTATAGGAACTTGTTTTTTCCAATTAGAGAGGTCTATCCCTTGCCCAACAAATCCAGTTCTGAAAGCATCAGCACAATGACTTGCATAAGAGTGCATGGGTTTAGACTTAAACACTTGTGCCTTATCATCCCATTTTTTTGAGTAGGCTTTTAAATATTCAATGCCTGTTGCACACTTATCTATGTCAAACCAGCAATTTACTAAATTTTTTCTGACAGCTTCTATGCCATCTTCAATACTAATCTTTGGAGCTACCTCACCTGCGATGCCTAGCTCTAATAAACTATCTAATCTTGTTTTACCAAAATTGCCAAGCTCTCTAACTTTAACATCATGTGGTAAAATATGAGTGCTATAATCATAACTTTTATTTCTTAAAATATCAGCATAGTGATCTAAACCATGTCCAGTATTTTCGTAATAATCAATTAATCTTATTTCACCTTTATGCTTTTGCACAAACCATATTGCAGTCTGGTCATTCATTCCCAAATCCCACCAGGTTTCTACATCTAAATCTTCATCAAACAGATTAGATACCATTCTTTTCTGTTTTGCTAAATCCTCTATTATACTTCCATAATAAGATCCTGTTATTGCTGCTTGAAACGAACATTCAAATTCTTGTTCGTATAAGTCTTTGGACATTACATCTTTAGCAGCTTGTAATTCCTCATCGTCTAAAATTCCTGTTTCACTTGCTTTATAAGTACAAGCATACCATTCTTTATTCTGGATTGCCCTTTGGTATAATTGATAAAACGAATTTCTACCTTTTGGAGTTCCAATAAATATGCACCAACCTTTTCGGTCTGCCAAAGCTGGTCTTATGACTTCTGGAAATAGTGTTGGTTTAATAGATTGTGTTTCGTCAAATACACAACCATCTAAACTAATACCTCTTATGGCTTGATCATTTTCTGCGCCCAAAATTGTTATTCTAGCACCATTCGGTAAATCGCAACGAAGCTCACTCTCATTGAATTTAGTGCCTGGTATTTTTCCTGCGAACTGTTTGATGTAATCCCATGCTGTTGCCTTTCCTTGTAGCCTATATGGCGAAAGAAACACATATCTAGGGTTAAGCTTGGTATTCGTTAAAGCTGCCTTGAGCATGTGATTAATGGTCATTACAGTTTTACCTGCTCTACGATGTAGAACACAAACACTAAACCTATGTTTATCTATTTGCTTATGTAGTATCTGCTGCAAAGCTCTAGGCTTATAAGGTATAACTATATTTGGCATTTTTAAAAAAAATTAATGTAAAGTTACATCCTGTGGAGTGAATAAAGGTTCTATTCCAAGATCATCCATGATCTTATGAGAAAAATTATTACATTCTTTTAAATTATCAAAACCATCAAAGTGTACGATTACACTATTAGTAGATTCCATTACATAAACGATAGCTGTATAACCAACTTTTTTATCATTAAATTCGTACATTGAAATTACCTCTTTGGTAACAAAGCTTTTATTTTTTTAAATACTTCTTCATCTACAGTTCCACCCATTTCAGATAAAAACTTCATTTCCTTTTCACCTGCTGCTATTCCTGTAATGGATTTTCTATAATCATTAAATTCTTTAATTTTTTTTTTATTTTTAAATCTTTTTTTTAATAATTCTTCTATTGATGCCATAATTTTTCCTATTAGTGATTTGTTAGTTTAGCTGTGTGCAACTTCCCTAAATTTATTTATAAAACTCATATAAGTTTTGGGGGTCGCTTTTTCTTCACCCCCATGACTTTTGTGAGCTAAATGAGTGTAAAATGATTGTTAATCATTTGATTTGGTTAAATAAGTTAATAATTTAGCCAATTATTTATAAAAATATAAATTAAGTATAGTTTAGTTGCTTTTTTTTTCTAATTTAGAATGATTCTAATAAAAGTGTTGCAAAAATGTCATTATAAGCAAGTCTGTGCTAGATTAATCCATGACTCTCATGATTTTACAATAAACCAAGCTAATCAACAATTTATTTATCCCACTTAACAACAAGTGGAGATGAATCTGATCCTAATAGCTGCAAACTATCCTTTTTCATGTAAGTTTTAGGTGCTAATCGTTCTGATTTCCATTTAGTTAGATCAATAAATGATTTAATTAAATGAGTCTGACCTAAATCTGTTTTTTCTTTAAACTTACTGTTTTCTAATGCTTCATTAATTGTATCTGTTGCATCAGATAATAAATATTCTATTCCATCTGTTTTAGCTTGTTCATAATTCTTACGAATTTCTGGATCTTTAGCCATCCAGGTTCTAAATGATTGCCAACATGGTCTATCTTCTTTTTTATTTCTAGGAGATAAACAACTTCTTATAGAAGCTCCTGTAGCAAGTTCCTCATAGATTTCTTGTAATACTTTTGGGTTTTTTTTCGTTTTATTAGCCATTTTATTGTTAAATTAAGGGTTGTAATTGAGTTATCATTCATGTTAAATCAATTAGATTCGTTATTAACCGAATCAGAGAGGAATAATATGCTTAAAAACAATAAAATATTAACTAATCCAGTAAGTATGTTTAAAATTGATATTGTTAAAGTTTTTAAAAAAAGAGAAACTTTAAAAGACATTTTTAAATGTCCAAAACTTCAAAAGAAGCATAAATTACAATACTTTAAACATCCATTATAAATTTTGGTATTTAGGCAGATAGTTGATTCAAGAGAGAGAGAAAGAAAGAAAATGACTGATCTGCCTAAAAAAAAACTACATATAGTAGGAAATGATAAAACCTATTTATATGTAGTATATTTTTTTTCTCTAACTTATTTGTCAACTTGTCAAATATTTTTTTAAATTTTTATTTGCAATCTTACAAACTGCAATCAAAGATTTATTGTACTCATAACCTATTTTAGTATGAGACCAATCTAAATACATTCTTTTCATTTGTCTTAAACTTTTTCTTTGTGGAAAATTCCTCAAATATAATAATTCTCTATCTTTTTCAGTAGCATCTAACATTAAAATAGCAATAAAATCGTAAATTGTAATTTGTCTTGAAGTTAATGTAATTTTGAGTCTAGCAAGGTGTTTGTCCGAATATTTAATGCTATCTTTATCATCTCCAATACCAATACTGTTATCTATCACTTTAAACATTGTGGGTAATGTTTTAGCTTTTACTTTAGGCATTTTACTATCACAAAATGATGAAATTTGTAAAAATCTATCTAATTCGTCAATTGTAAGGTTAGTCGTTATCATGTTTATATAATTCCTCAAGGTAGGTGTTAAAGCGATCTTTAGATAATGATTTTTGTAATGTTTTAGTCGTCTTATTTTGATAATATTGTTTCCTGTTTTTTTTGATCTTTTTAACAGCAGATGTGTAATGAATATTAGATGATTTAGTTACCCTTGCCAATGCTTTGGCAACTAATTTAGGATCTACATAATTTACCATTTAATAAATCCCTTATAGGTATAGATAATAGGTATAGATTCACTATCCTTTTTGCTACACCCAAATGAAGTTTTTGCTACATCCATTTACTTATCCTTTTTGACGATGTGAATAACATTGTCTATTTGTTGATGAAATTGTGGATTATTTTTGTTTTTAGATAACTTAATTTTTCTTCGTTTATTTTGATTGTGCTTGATATATTCTTGCATCAATTCTTTTTCAAAAACATAATGGCAAGTGCTATTATTAATTTGTTTTCTAGCCAACATTCCAAACAGAGTGAGTCTGTCAAGGCACTTAATAAGTGTTTTCCTGGTTTTAATACCAGTTCTATCCATCAAATATTGGTGCGAAACTCTGCAACCCTGTGGAGCATTTTCAAAGCTTTTACAGATTAAATAAACCACTTTTTCATTAGCTGATAAAACTTTATTATTTAAAAGATAGCTGTCAAATTTTTCAAAAGTTTTCATACTTCATTACCCCAACAATCCCATCCATCAACTTTTTGTCTGGCAAATAGTTCAATTCTTGGTAGATCACCACAAAGTTCTGTTATTTTATCTCTAATACAATCTGGTTTTCTTGAGTGCTCTCTTATTCGTTCATAAACTACCTGATGAACTCCTTTACTAATTCTTTTTGGTTTGCCTTTAGTAGCAATTAAACAAAGTTCAGTATTAGCTCTTGTCCAATAACCCATACCCCAAAAAAAACTATCAGCGACTTTATTTTTTTTAACCCAATTAAATCCACAAGTTTTATAGGTAAATCCCCATTTATTTATTGTTTCTATTCCCTCTAATAATTTAGGAAATGTAACCCATAAAAATAAAATGCAATCTTTATCTGCTATGTCTTGGACTGGTAAATCCCAAATTTCTTGTGGATTCATTGTACTGTACTTTGCAGTAACATTTCTTTTGCTACCCTCTGCCCAAACTTGATAATGCCAAGCTGGATCTGCATAAATAATATTGTATTTCTTTTTTGGAAATGGAATCATGGTGTTACCACCTTTAATTTTACTCCCTCTTTTTTATCTAAATGTTTTCCAACTTTTGAAAGTGGTATTTTCCAAATTGTTAATGAATAACAATCAGCACAATAATCTTTACCTTTTTCTACTATGTCAGCTCTAGCTGCACATTTAATACAAGTTCTCATGTCTCCATAAATGTTCATTCTATTTCTTCTTCTGCTTTAATAATTGCTTGTCCGATTTCAGTAACGATTTGTGGTACGATTGAGTTTCCAAGTGCTTTAATTCTGTTGGCTCTATCTGGGTGTAATTCATATTGTACCCCATTAGGAACTCCACAAAGTTCGGATTGAGTTTCCCACCAGGATTTATTACTTGCTCTTTCATTAAATTGCCTATTATGGATGTTCTTTTTTTTTGGCTTTTCGGAAAACTTAAATTTTTGGAATCGTTTGTTGTTGGTGTGTTGTAAATTTTGTTCACTACATCGTTTAATTTTGCTCCATATTTCACCCCTGACTTTACTCTTGTTACACTCCAACCTTGTGAATTTTTTTGTACTGTCTGTGGTGGTGCTACTACATCCATGTAACAACTTGCACTTGGCGTTGGCAGCAACGATCCAGACTCTTGCTCTTTTATGCCATGCTCCTTGCGAACTAGCTGAAATATTAAAAGTTTGGACTTCGTAACCTTGAGATTCCAAATCATTGTAAATTCCTTGCAAGATTTCTCCATTTGAGATGTTAGTAAGGTTTTGGACATTTTCGCCAATAATCCATCTGGGTTTAACCTCTTTAATGACTCTAAACATTTCATCCCAGAGGTATCGTTCATCATCTTTGCCTTTTTGCTTACCAGCAATACTGAAACTTTGGCATGGGAATCCCCCAACAATGACATCTGCTTTAATTTTTGTTCCATCTAATTTTTTAATATCCTCATAAATTGGAACATCACTCCAATGTTTATGTAAGACTTTGTGGCAAAATTTATCTTGTTCACAAAATCCAATAGTTTTAAATTTTCCTGTAGCTTCCAAGCCAACACTAAAACCACCAATGCCAGAAAATAAATCAAGAACATTTAATTCCATGCTCCATCCTTTAATAATAAAATTGGTGATAAAATATCTAAAGGTACTGACCAAACTTTAGGTCTAGCAAGGTTAAAGTCTGTTAAGTAATTATCTTTACCAATTACAGCAGAACTATTTATAAAACCTTTAATAGTAAATTTGGGAGCTTCACTTAATATAAATACATAAATCTCATTTGGCTTTACACCATTAGGTCTAATAATAAGTGAGTTGTTATTATTTTTTTTAACTGTTTGTGATCTAACCTGGATATTATAATTTTTGTATTTAACATCAGGAGCTGAACCTACATTTGTATGAAACTCAAATGGTATGCCAAAATACTTGCATAAGCTGATCTCTGCCATAGCTCCACTAATACTTTTTGAAATTTTATCTTCTAATGTGCCAGAATATTTATGACCCCAATCCTGGTTTAATTTAATGCTTTCAGTAACTCTTAATAAACCAGTTTGTGCTGCAGTAGTTATCTCATATAAATCTAATTCTATTTCTGGACTCATCTTACCCAATTCCCTTTTTTGTCTTTGCAAAAATGTAAGATGACAGGCTTATCTTTATGTGTGTGATAACCCCAAACCTCACCATTACCTACTTCGTAATGAGGATTTAATTTCCAGGTAGTATGTTTTTCAAAAGCTTCTTCACAAGAGATTCGTTTTATCTCTGTGGATATAGGTATTTTTATAAGACTAATGGTAGGATCAACCTCACCACCAACAATACCTAGTATTAGAAAAAAAATTTTCAACTACTAAAAACCCTTATTTTACTTGCTTTTTCTCTCATAATTTAGAATCATTTAAAGTTAAAAAAATGAATCACTATAGTATTTAATACTCAATGATAATTATGTTGCAACCAATATCAAGTCAGTATAAGGTCAATATATTGTTAATAATATGACTGAATATAATTTAAATATGGTGTATAAAACTGATTACATGAATTATTTAAATAATGTTTTTAGAAAAGAGGGATTAGAATTTTTAAAAAAAAAATACAATAAAACTACAGACGATTTTATAAAAGCTACTTACCTTAAAAAAGACCAAGCTAATATGAGAGTTAAAATTAGTAGGTTAATAAATAAGCCAAAAAATTCTCCACATTATTTTGGTGCTTTAGAATTAGCTGAACAATTAGCAAAATACTTTAATCAATTTATTCAAAATGGAGATCCTTATTTAGGAGTTAATTTTTTTATAGGTCAATCAGCTAAAATTTCTATTGTAGGTAGTTTATATGGTAATGGTCAAATAGGATTATATAAAAAAAACGAAATTAAAAAAACTCCTGTATCAATTAGATTTGGTGGATGTGTTGGTATAATATCAAGGATTGCATCAAGTAATGGTTTAATTAGAATGTATAAACCTAGAAATATGATTTATACAGGTGCTGATAATAGATTTGGTGTAGTACAATGCAAAAAATCTAAAATAGTTTATTTTGGTTTCATAGAACCTAAATCAAATGGCAAATATGATATTTTAGATAAATCATATTCTACTGGTAAAACAATCGGCAAGTTAGCAGAGGATATTGACTTATCTTGGTCATCTAGGATTGAGGGAACTTTATATGCATCATATTACGATTATTAATCTATTTATCATTGAGTGATAATTAAGTTGCTTTCAGCTATACATAGTGTAGATACTAGGTATGGAGAAACGAATCAGAAAAGTAGCAGATTGCTATACAAAGTTTGGTCTGCAACACACTTCAAAATCTACAGCTTGTCTTAAACATTCAGACAGATTATTTAAAAAAATATTATTTCCAAAAGAAACAAGTAAATTAAACAATGCCAGTTTTAAAGGTGGCAACATTGTGCATGATGTTGTGCAATTATTTGTAACTGAAAAACATTATGAAACAATAGATGATGTAATTAATAGCGATAAAATTCAAAAAGAAATAGACTCATATTTTCCATTTAGCGATAAAGATAAATATAAATTTAAATTTATTATTAAAAATTTAAAGGCTACTGCACAAAATCACTTATCTAATTTAGCAGAATTAGAAGCTCAAACATTTAAAGCAGAAATAGAATATACAGCTTGGCTACCTAATGTAGAAACATATTGGTTAATGTATTTAGATTTAGTTGGTACTAAAAATTTCGGTGACTTAAAAAATTGTTTTGGTGCAGCTAAAGAAAGTCCATTAAAAAAACCAAAAAAAGATAAACCAGTTGTAGATAATAGAATAGACGATTGGGTTTATAGTAATGTTAAAGTTCCTACTAGACCATACTTTAGTGATGTAATGCAAATTGCACTATACAAGCACTCATGTTCTCTGCCACCATTTTTAAGTTATGCTAGTAATTGTGATAGGAAATTATTTACTGAAAATAATTGCGATGAATTAAAGCAAGAAAATTTAGACCAAGCATTAAAAATTTTATCTATGTATGAAGTGGCTTGGCAAAAGAAATTAGAGATAGCTGATGGCGATGTTGAAAAGTTAGCCTGGTTATGTGTGCCAGATGTTTCTGATATTAAAAAAAATACTTTCATGTGGGAAAATGTTCCTGATGAATTAAAAAATAAATTTCTGGGTATATATGGACTTTAAAGAATTAATAGATCACTACGAAACTTTAGATAAATCAGAATTGATTGAAAAGTTAGTTTTTAAAAATGCAAAACTTTTATCTCAAGATAATGAGATTGAAAGATTAAACGATGAAATAAAAAGATTAGATGATGTGAATGAGCAGCACCGAAAAATTAATGGTGAGCTTTCAGAAGAATTAAAAAAAATAAAAGAGAAAGGAAATAATGTCTAATATATATAATAAGTTAAGCAAGGCTAGTCAGTCTGCTGACAAAGTAATTAAAGCTCCAAAAAAAGGTGGTATGCCTTTCAATGCTTTAATGCATGATGCTGTCCAAAAAGTTGCTATGGAAGCTTTGCATGAACATGGTTTATATCCAGTTTGTAATTATGAAAATAACATAACTGACAGATATGTTTTTGTTAAATGTGAAATGACAATACATGATACAGAAACAAAAGAACAAATTGTAATACATGGTTGTTCAGCATTAGGTAATTTAGATAAATATGGAACTGGTAATGCCATGTCTTATTCTAGGAAATATGCTTTTCTTAATGCACTTAATTTAGAAACAGGATTAGATAATGATGATGGATATAAAGCTAAACCATTTAAAGCTCCAAGTGTTGCAGCTATACCTAAAACTGACACCACAAAATTAGCAAACGATTGGATTAAAAAATTAAACGAAATTGCTAAAGATGAAACATCTCCAAATAAATTTGAAAAAAATTATCAGATTCAAGTTAAACAATTTGAGTCTGAACTTAACGAAATTAAATTAGATCCTATTGAGGATGTAAGAGTTGAAACAGAATACACAAAACTAAAATCACAAATACAAAACAAACAAGGAAAAAACAATGGCAGACTTTAATAATAAAATAAGTTTATGGAAAAGAAAACCTAGTGAAAACGATGTGGCAGGTAAAGCTTATCCTCACTATCAAGGTAACATTAATGTAGATGGTGTGGTTAAAGATGTAGCTGTTTGGATTCAAACAGATAAAAAAAATCCTGCACAACCTGATATGTCAGGCACAATAAAAGAGCCTTATAAAAAACCAGAAAATAACAATGAGGATTTACCAATATAATGTCTGAAGAAGTGAACCCAAAACATTATCAAAAAAGTATTCAAACATACGATGCAATCGTAAGCCAACTATCTCCATTAGAGGTGGTTGGTTTCTTGCGTTCACAAATTTTGAAATACACAATGAGGTTTGGTGCAAAACATGGCAGTACAGCAGAAGCTTGTTTAATGGATGTAAGGAAAGCTAATTGGTATTCCAATAAATTAGAACTACATTTACAAGGATTAGATAGTCCAAAACAAAAAGCTCCTGATTATGTTTCTAAACCAAACATCACAAATTTATTTAAGGACAAACATGAATAATAATGGACATATATATTTGTCAAAAATTAAATACGATTGCTTATCTTTTATAAGCAACTTTATAAAACAAAATAAATTCTCTCCAACTTATAAAGAAATTGGTGAGCATTTTTCATTTAGCAGAGCTAGAGCTGGTGCAATATGTGCAGAGTTATTTAAGCTAGGTTTAATATCAAAAGGTAAGGCAGCTCATCGTAAAATTAGGATGACTGATAAACAAAGCACACAAATACCAACATTAAATTTTAATAAAGAATATTCAACATTGGATTTAAGACGATGAGTGAAGAAGTAATTAAAGAAAGTTATTACGAAATTCAAACCAAGTTTGAAGAAAAATTTGATAATGCAGAATTAGCTGCAAAGTCAGATAAGCCAAGTGAGTTGGCTTCAATTGAAGTTCTGGATATTAAATTTGATAAGTCCAGGATTAAACTTAACCAAAGGACAGACAAGGATGGCAGCAAAGAGTAATAGCCTAATTAGAAGATATGCCAAACTTCAAAAATTGCATGATGAGATTATGCGACCAGTTAAAAGTAAAGGTCGTCAATGTGTTCATACTCTTAATGCAAAAAAGAAGTATGACAAAACTTTTAGGCAAATTGTTGGTGTTGAGAATGAAGATGCAAAATTCATTTACGCACAAACTTAATTACTAACTAACTTAAAAGTTGCAATTAACTGTAGGCTAGGAGTCTGCCCAAAACAAAGGAGAGAGAAATGCCAAGACCATATAACCATGTAGTCAAAACTGAATTTGATACAGTTCTTAATAAAGCTATTGGAAAAAAAATTAAAGAAGCAAGATTAAATCATGTTACTTTTGTTAAAACTTATGACACAGAAACAAAAAACATTTGGACTACACCTAGAAAAAAACCATTAACACAAAGTAAATTAGCCAAAGCTTTAACTCCACCAAAAACCTTTCAGCAAATTCAGAAATATGAGAAAGGACAAAATGGAGTTTCAACAATCATACTTATACAAATGAGTAAATTTTTTAATAAGCCACTTGATTATTTTACAAGTGAAGCTGCAGAATTAGTAGGTCAACATAAGCCACCTATTAATAGTTCTAACAATGATGGAGATTGCTCCCTGTCATCAGAACTTTAACAAGTGCTTATTACATCATTATTCCCTAATGATGTAAGTGATTGTGGGTGCTTTGTAACCATCCACTTTAGTTAGTGTATAGAGGGTAGGTTTATTAGTCATCTCCCTACCCTCTTAAATTATGTATTTTATAATCTGGAAACCAAAAGAAATATTTACCACCTTTAGTAATAATATATTTTCTTTAGAAAAAGATGCTAGAGAATTTGCTAAAAAAAGTATTAAGAAAAAAATTGAGTGGGATGTAGTTCCCTATAATAAAGAGAACTACGATAAGTATTGGTATAAATAATTAATTAGTAATTAAGTAATGAGCTATCAAACAAAGCTCAATTATTATTAAAGCTTCAATCATATTAATCCTTAAACTGATTGTTTAACCAATCGCTTTTTTCTTTTTCCATTTCAGTATTTGCATAAGGTTTGATGTAAGTTCTGTTCACAAAATTTACATCTTTATCACCTAAAGCATTTGCAAGGTCTTGAGGATCTGTGTACTTCTTTTTGAATGACCAATAGGTAGCCATATAGTGCCTGAAAAAATAGCTTTTTCTTTCAATGGGTAGTTCTACCCCAAAACTCTTTATTGCCCTGTCTAGAGCCCTTATAATCGTTTCTAAACGCATAAAATCACCCTTGCTATTAAGAAACAAATTAGTTTGAGTTTCTGGTAATCTATTAAGATGTTCAAGTATTTTATCTTTAAGACTAATAGATATTGCCAAATCTCTAGTGCCTGATTTAGTTTTAGTTGAACCTAAAGATTGATCTCTTTTAACTGCATTAGTTATACTTATGTAAGGAACATTAGATTTAAATTTTAAATTAGATTTATTTAAACCTCTGATCTCACTTGGTCTACAAGCAGTCTGCAACATAATATGAAACATTAATTTAATATCATCTCTTTCTACATGATTAATGAGCTGCTGAACTTTTTCTAAAGTCCAATCATTAAAATCTAATTTAGATTGCTGCTTTTCTACTATAACAATGTCAGATAAAAAATTCATATCCTTACAAACATTTCTTTGAATTTTATTTTGAGAAGCTGAATAGTCCAGGATGGCACTTAAAACATTAAAAATTTTAGATAATGTTTTTGCATTAATAGATTGTTTAGTTTCTAAATGTGTAACAAAATCTTTAATTAAATCCTTATCAATTAATCTAATGTCTTGGTTTTTGAAGTAAGGCAAAACATGATAGGTAGCCATAGAATTATAATCTTTAATACAGCTTTTAGATGGTTTGCCATATTCTTTTTCTTTATATAACTGACGATCAAGCCACAACTTATGTGCATCCTCTATACCCCAAAAGTTAAAATCAATAATTTTGAAACCATCTTTTTCAATCTTCTTAACCACTAAAGGTTTAAGAGTCTTTTTATTTATACTGGTAATAAATTTAATTTTATTATCAGCACCCTTGTATTGAAAACGATATTTAGTTTTACCATTAATTTTAACTGACGATATATTATTGTACTCTAGCTTTTCTTTAGACATTATGCTCTCCCACCATAATAGTTTAACTCATTTTCTTTTTGACATTCTTCTAACTCATCAACTGGAAGTTTTTCTTTTTCATCATTTGAAAAAAAATAAAATTGTAACAAACTTGTGTTGAAAGCACTTCCAGGTTTTGATGTCCATATCCAATCAGCAGTTTCATAAACTCCATGAATTTTTGATGGTACAAACAAATCTTTCTGATCTAGTAAAGTATAAACATAAGCTTGTACTTCTTCTAAACAAGAAAAGGTTTTTTTTTCTACTGTTTCATTAAGTATATGCTTAACAGTAATTGTTTTTGTAGTCATTATTCTCTCCTCTATATTAGTTATCATTAACTTATACATAGGTTATAGCTGATGTTAAGTAGCTTATCAACAGTCATTTGACTATATTTATCAGTCATTTTACACATGGCTACCTGGAATATAAAAAAAATATGCAATTGATCGGTATAGATTCGGTATATATTTTGAGGAAAAAATTTATTTTTCCTTATAAAACTGAATAATACAGATACAAAAAAAGAGCCGAAAAGAATCTTGCGATCCAATTCGGCTATGTATATAAGGTTTTTTAAAATGCCCTTGTAGCTCAGCTGGTAGAGCAATTGATTTGTAATCAATTAAACCCCCTAAATAAACTAACTATACTTGAACTTTTAAAAAAAAATATATTGTCAGTATAATTTTTATATTTGTTATTACACATAAACATTAACTCTATGTTAAGCAAATGATAACACAATATAAACTTTATACCATTTAAATTTTTTTACCCACCACTATCCCTGCAAGTCAAATGACTCACATCTGATCTAAAAAGACCAAACCTATTCTGTTATTTTCTTTTTCTTTTCTTTGCAGTCTTTGCTGCCTTTTTAAAATTTGCTGATGTTGGCGCACCTTTAGTTCCTACTTTTCTCATTCGTTCACCTGAACCAGCTTTGATTCTTTTTCTTTTTGCATGGATGTTTGCGTACAATCCTTTTCTTTTTGCCATTGTTTTTCCTTTTCTATTAGTTTTTTAAAGTCATCTTTTTTCATACATTCGTAATGAGCTTTTTCCCCACCATAGAAAGCTACAAATGATTCTGTATTTACCATTTCGGCTTGGCAATATTTGCACTTACCAATATTAATAACTATAACACTTGGTTTTTTCCAAAGTTTTTTTGCCATCTATCTCCAGGCTTTTCTTGACCAATAATTTGCTGATAAAGTTTTTTGTCCTTTAGTTTTAATCCCACCTGATCTTGCAAGATAACTTTTTTTAGCTTTAGGATTGTTCTTTCGGATCTTCATATTAGGATCTCCAAAAGTAACTTTATTAACCTTACCTGTTTTTTTATTACGAACATACACACCACTCTTTTTTGATTTACCTGCTGGTAATCTAAATGGTTTATTGAGTGTAACTTTTCTACCTTGATACTCTGCCATTATGCTTTAACCTTTGGTTTTGGTGGTGGTACAATAACTTTTTCATTACATATAAACTTAATAAAAATTTTATTTTTATTTACTTCCTCATAACCTATTTCTTCTAGTTTAAGAATTGACTCTGTATTTCCAGCTATCATACAAGAATAACCATCAACAAATAAATCAGGATATTTGTAAGGTGGTAAGCAAGTGTTTGCTACAGCAGAACACATTATTAAATTTAATACAAATTCCATTAATCGTCTTTCTTTTTAATTTTATGAAGTTCATCTTCTAAACTTGTAATTTTTTTATTAGCATCTTCTAAATCTTGTGCTGAATGTTCTAATTTTTGTAAGCATCTTTTATTAGCACTATCTTTAGATTTACCTGCGTCTTGCAGTTCAGCTACTTCTTGTTTAAGGATACGAACTTGTTCTTTATATTCGTTAATCAGTTCTGAATTTTCTGACATCAATTATTTTTTATTGTTCCTAAATACTTGAGTGCCTTTAATTCCAAAAATACTAGCCACTACTAAAATCCAGAGATTAGTGAACCATGATGGAAGTGCTGCAAAATGTTCAAAGAAAATATTTACTTTGTCCATAGCTGCTGGATCATCTGACCATACTGCCCAAGCCAAAATTATAATTGGGAAACTTAAAATCAAAAGACAAAATTCATCCTTATAATCATTCTGTCTAGCTTCTAAAAGTTTGCCTTGATATTCAGTTTCACCTTTAGCCATTTTGGTAGCTGCCATATGTTGAGCATCTGCCATAGCCATTTTAGTTTCTTGTCTTTTTTTATAGATATGAGTACCAGCATTTAAAGCTAGTTTGACTGCACTTAACCACATAATGTTCTCCTATAATTTCGCTGATTGCATTTTTTTAGAAAGTTTATTTGCTCTGTTAGGTGTTTGCTTTGCCCATAAAGAGTCTAGCATTTGGAAAGCAGCTTCTCCATAATCTTCGTTATCAAGAGCCTTAAACATATTCTTAAATTTGCTAACTCCACCCTCACCGATTTGGTACACCATGTTAATAATAACTTCTTTAGCTGTATTATTAATTGGTCTGTCAGCAATTAATCTTTCTGCTGCATCTAATGTTCTTTGAAAATCTTTTTCAAAAACAGCTTCACCCTCTGCTTTTGTATATTCTATTCCATGTTCATAATCATCTTCAGGTGTAATCTTATGACCATAAAAGATGGTATCAAATCCCTCTGTGCATTTGTAAATTTTATTTACATAACCCTCACAGGCTTTTATTTCTTCTTTGACTTCTTCGTACATATACATTCCTCACAAGTACAAACATCACCATCCCAATGATGCAGATGAAACTCTGCTTTACAATGACATTGACAATGGCAATCTTTACACTTTTTTTTTCTTCTTGGTTTTGGTTTTGGATAATCAAAAGTTAATACTTCATTTAACTTTTCATTAAGTTTATCAAACCATCCAAATATATTCCCTAATAATCTATCAATCATTCTACAATCAGTTTCTTAATTGAGAATGAGCCATCTATATTTTTTTCTAATTCTGCTTTTGTTTTAATACATCTGTATTCAATGTTATTAGATACCTGTCTTGTAGCTTTTCTTTTACCAGATAAACAGGTGCTTAAATCTGGTTGTAATCTTGCTTCTTTAATTTCGTTATTGACCAGGAGTAATAAAGCTATGACCATCTGTTCCATTAATGATTCCCATTAGCTCTAACTTTATCTTTAAGCGATTCTAAATTTTCTTTAATTTTTTCAATATCTTTCATAGCATAATTTATATTGACATTGTTGTTTCTCATTGTTTCCATTTCTTTTTGAATATTTTCTACTTGTGAAGCTATATGTTCTAGCAACATAAATTGCTCTTGATCAGTAGGTAATTGTTCTGATTTTTTTAACAGATCAGCTTGAAATAATTCTCTACTTGTTTCAAGTGAGCCAATCCTATTTTCTAATTCAAAAAAACTAATCGTTGCAACAACTGCACCGGCTACAATCATTAAAAGATTCTTTGCAGGTAATTGTATTCCTGTATTTTCTGATAGCTTTATATTTTTCATTAATAGTTACTTGGGTTGCCAAATATTGCTAACAATACAAATAGTATTATTAGAACACCTGTAAAATAGTAATTCATAGTTAGCTCCCTAATCGTTGCCATGATCTACCATGATAATTTTTATTCCTAATTTTTTTTGTTTGGCAGTAGGTGATCGCCAAATTTTTCTTCTGTAAGATTTTACATTCTTACGAAATGTATTAGTTTTTATGTCTAGTAATTTAATAGTTCCATCAGGAGATACAGCTACTAAATCAAATGGACATTGTGGATCACAAGCTTTTGCTACCCAATAACCTTGTCTAGTTAAATTAACTATTTCTTGGTATTCTCCGATAGTGCCTTTAATGTTTGTACTTAACTTAATAGGTTTGACACCAGGCTTAATAGACTGCTTAAACTTATGGTTAGTATTACCCATGCAATTTTTTTTATGTTTTTTATTTCCAAGTCCAAATGGTGTAAGTGATTGTTTGTAATAGTTTCTAACTTTTGATTTATAAGTCTAGTTTCACCTTGTAATTTAATTATATCAATTGAGTTTTTTTGAGATTGAGTTGCCATTAGTTCATAAACTCATCTGTTGTAGCATAACTTAAAGTTATAGCTCTTAAATAAGATATTGCTTTTGCTTGGTCTTTCCAACCAGCAGCTAATTCTAATAAAGCATCTACACCTTTATCACTAACCATAGCTTCAGCAAGTGCATTAGATGTTTTTGAAAATGTTCTTTGTTTAGCCCATCTATTAAAATTTTCAGCAAATCTAAAAATTTCAATTCCTGATGAAACTGGATTTTCTCTCATTAATTCTTGGAAGTTTAAATTTCCTGCTGTACTTGATCCTGCTTTACCAGACTTACCACTAGCTTTTAAAACTTTACCAAACATCATAACTGATTTTTCTATATCTTTATATTTAACATTTTTATTTTTTGATTTTGCTAATTGAAATAACATTTCAGTAAAATTACTTTTAGTTTGTTCATTTTTCATAATAGAATTATAAAAGATAGTTCCAGTATTTAATCCATCTTTAACACTATCTGCTGCTGCAATATTAAATTTAGACTGAAAATATGTTGCAATAGTATTTTCTAAAAGATTTGGTACTTTGCTTTTATTTATAGCATTGGTAAATAAAACAATATCTTTTTTAGATAAACTTGGATCATTTAATGCTTTAAATAATTTACCCATGTTTTCAGGTTTATCTGACCATTTAGCATCTGATAAACTTTCAAATATTTTAGTTTTAGATCCTTGAGTAAGGTTGTTATTAAAACCAACCATAAACTCTGAATATTTTTTATTTGCTTTAACCCAGTCTTTATTTGTTTTTAAAGTTCCTCTTAAAACTTCACTTAACTTTCCATAAATAGCTTTATCTAAAAATTTCGCACCCTCAAAATTTCCATAAGCAGAAGTATCTCTAAATACTTTATAAACATTTTGTAATACTTGACCATTACCTTTAGATTTTTCTAAAAGTTTAACTTGATGTTTTAATATGTTTGTTAATTCTTTTGATGCTGCAGGATTTTCAGTAATTATATTATTAAGTGATTTTACTAAATTATTAACTTCTGATGTTTTAAAGTTAAAATTTTTAATTTGATTACCACCATTAATTATCCATGCTTGTTTAGACATATCATCTAATTTAACAGCAGCAGTTTTCATTTGACCAAATAATTCCATTTCACTCATGGCTTTATTTTTAGTAATGAAACCCATTGATTTACCCCAATTAGTAATAAATGTTTTTAATTGTGATGGTCTATTTTCCCAAAATTTATCTACTACTTTGTTTCCAATAATGCTTGATTCAATTGTACCATCAACTTTGATAACAGATGATTTACCACTTGCTTCTGATGTTTTTAAAATAAGACCTTTATCTTTTGCGTATTTTTGTAAATCTTTAGTATCTTTAATATTATCAGGAATAACATGTTTTGTAAGAACAGCAGTATTGCCTTTTTTTAAAGCATAAAGATCAGCAGCTATGTTTGTTACAACACCAACACCTGTACCTACAGCTTCATTATCAGCAACATCTGTAACTGCTTGTTTTACAACACCTGATGCTGCTCCAGTTTTAGTAAGAGTTTGTGCAGCTTTTCCAGTTTTACCAAAAATACCACCAATAGCAAACTCTCCCATACTTCTAAAATATTCACCTGGTTTAGTTTTTGTGTCGTAAGTTAAAAAATTTTCTCTTAAATATTTACCTGGTCTATATTTACTTCTTTCAGCTAGTATTTTGTCAGCATAAGTTTGTTCCATTTCTTCAGTTTCGTTTTTTTCAAAACCAGCAGCTTCTGCTGCTTTTTCAAAAAGAAATTTACCACCTTTATCTAAAGCATCAGTTAGCATAAAAGGTAAATCAATTAAATAAGTTACAGTATCTAAAGCACCTACTGCACCTGATACTACAACATCACTTGCAGTTCCAACAACACCAGCTTCTGCCACAGTAATATTATTTTCAGGATTATTATTATCAACTAATTGATTGGTATTTTGTTCTGCGTTTTTAGTTTCTATTTCTAAAAGTTCTTCTTTTTTCTTTGAATAAAATTCACTATAATCCATTAATTACCACCTGACATTAAAATTTCTTCCCAATTAATACCCACAAAGTTTTGATTCATAATTGCTTTCATTGTTTTTTCATCATAACCTTGTGATAAATATAAATCATGTGTAGCATTAACCACATCATAATTAGGAGTTAATCCCTCTTTTTTCAAAAATTCTTTAAATTCTTTTGTAGGTGTACCATCAGGTTTTAATGCTTTTTCAAAACCACCTTTAAATCTTTTAGCTCTGTCAATTATTTGTTTAGTTATTTGTTTTTGTAATTTAACTTTTGATCTATACACACTTGGAGAATCTTTAGAACTAGGTATTGAAGCTTGAATCCAAGCTATCTCTCTTTCACCAGCAGCAACACCAGTAATTAATTTTCTGTAAGCATTAAAGTATTGTTCTTGTGCTTGTTCCCAGTTGGCATATCTTTGTAAAAATTGCACTTGATCATTTTTTGCTAATCCAAATTTATCTAATACTGAATTTAACTCTTTACCCACTTTACCTTGAATTTGTAAAAATCTTTCATCATAAAAAATATCCATTCTTTCAAGATTGGCTAATAAATCTTCTTGACCTTTAATTTCTTTTTCCCAAGTTCCTTTAGATGATTTTTCTGGTTTTTGCATACCATCAAAACTTGCAGCTACTACAGATGGTGGCTTAACTTCATAGACACCTTTTTGATCTTTAAATTTATTAAATGCTATAACATCTGCCGGTAATGCTAAATTAAAAGTTTTTGGAGTACCATATTTTCCCTCTGCATTAGGTATCATTAATTGTTTAGTTTCTATTTTATCTTTTGAAAAAACATTTTTTTCCAACCATTTTGCAGGAGCTATTTTAAAAGCAGCTTTTTGATCTTCTGGTACTTGGTCTGCATATTGATCAATAAGTTGTCTTTTTTCTTCTTCATCTTCCATAGTTCTAAACATAGAAGCTGTTTTCATACCTTGTAAAAGACTTGGCAAAGCTTGACTTGGATTACCACCAGCTAGTCCTGATGTTAATAATCCTATTCCACCTAAAACCTCTGGTGAGTATAATAAACCTTTATATTTAGATTCTGCCATTAGATTAATCCTTGTTCATTTAAGTAGTTATAAAAAACATTAGTGTTGTTGATTTGTCTTGCGTAAGTATCATTATAATTATTTCCATAACCATACTGTTGATTAGGTGGAGTCATATTTAAAATGTTAGCCATTTTAGTTTTAGCTGTGTTGTAAGTATTTAAATAATTTTCTGAAATTCCAAGATTAGTATTATTTAAGTTTGAAAAATAATCATTAACCATAGATGGTTGCTGTGTAGTTCCACCAACAATATTAGCAGCTAAAGGTGTTAATTGATTAACTGCTTCTCTTTCACCCTCACTAACATTACCAGTTAAAAAACCACCACCATAATTAAAATCACCAGAGCCATCAGGATTATATTGAATTGTTTTTCCTGTATAACCTAAAACTCCTAATGCTTTATTATTTTTATAAGTATCTGTAATACCTCTAAACATAGTGCCAATAACACCACCAGAATTAGCAACAGTACCTAATAAATTATCAGATAAATCTCCTGAAAAAGTTGTTGCTGTTTCATCTATTGATGAAGTGTACTCACTATATTTAGTTTGATCTTTAACATTGTTAAAAGCTAAATCTAAATTTTCTAAAACAAAATCTGTTTCAATATTAGATAATTTACTACCTTTTAAATTTGAATTAGATAATGCTTGTAATTGATTTAAAGTATCTTTTTTTTCTTGATCACTTACATCTGGTGAATCTAAAAAAGCACTCAAGTTAGCTGTTTGATATTGTTCTGTATTAATAATTCCTGGAGTTTGTTCTATATCAACTGTTTTAGTATCATTATTCCAAGTAGCATTGGTAATTGTTCCTAAACCATAACCAGCATCTATATTATTTGAATAGGCATCTGTTTCATAATCAAAATTGTTAGAAATTACTCCTGGTGGTAAAACAGGATCAGGTACTACATAGTTATTTCCACCATCATTATTATCTCCAACAAATCCACCAGTTGGTGCAGCTTCTTTACCAACATTAGTTGCGTAATCTTCCATGTCATCTTGAACAGAATAATTGTTATTATCGTTTCCACTAAATCCACTATCAGATGATGTTTCTCCACTATTTCCAAAACCATCACTAGCATCACCCCAACCATCTAAACTTAATAGACCAGATGCACCTATGTTAGGTTTTCCACTATCTAATGTGCCATGTAAGTTAGCATCTAATAATAAACTTTTTTCAGCATCTGTGATATATACAAGTTCTGTTGGTGGACTATCTTTACTAGATTGCCAAAATTTAGGTGCAGTTACTTCTTTAGTTTTACCAAGATAATTTCTTACACCACCTTGCATTTCAAAGTTGTCGTTTAATAACATTGATGTCCTTATAAAATTATTGAAATTATAAATAATAAAGTAAGACCTAAAATATATTTAGATGTTCTTCTATCAATATCACATTCAATATCGTAAATTACTTTTTTTATCTTTTCCATTTAATTATAAAATTATTGCAATAATTAAAATTACAACAGCAACTGCTATTGCTTTCTTATGTTCTTCCACAAAATGTGGAATGTGTTCTTTTAGTTTCATTATAATAACCCCCCTAAAAATCCCAGACCACCACCGACTAATGCACCAGGTACACCAAATTTAGATCCTATTAAAGCACCACCCATAGCAGTGGTTACTGGATTGGCAGATGTTTGTGTTTGTCCTGTTTGAACTGGAAAGCCAGATGCAATAGGATTCACAAAACTACTATACTGTGATAGTGCTTGTGCTGGAGCTAAATTTTGTTGTCTTTGAATATTTTCTAATTGTGAACCAACTTGTGTAAGTCCTGGTACAGATCCTGCTATTCCTAATTGTCTTGCTCTTTCTTTTTCATATTGATCAAAAGCATAAGGAATTGCTTCTTGAGTAATACCAGATAAAATTTGTTGTTGGTTCATCATTGAACCTGGTGTTCTACCAGCTACACTAAATTCAGAATTAATTGATGTTGCAATATCATTAGCAGCACCTTGTAACATTGGAGATAAAAAAGGATTTAAATATTTTCCAGATAAAGTATCTGCAAGTTGAGTATTAGCAGCATTTGCCATTAATTCTTGTTGAGCAAGACCTTGAGTAGTTTGTGTACTAGGAGCTACATATCCAGCAGCACCTACACCTTGATTATATAAATTTCCTGCTTCACCTATAATTTGATTTAATGCAGGTTGAGCTGGTGCGTAAGGATTTACAGATTGATTCTGTACCTGACCACCACCACTTGATCCACCACCGAATGACATTATTTATTCTCCTTTTCAGTTTTTGTTATTAGTTTTTCTAAAACTACATGAGTTTGTTTGTAATCAAATTGTTCCATAATTTTTTTCCAACCTTTTCTTGCTATTAATTCCATGTTTGTGCAATTGTTTTTTAAAGCAAAATCTTCTAATACACTTATTAGATGTTGCCATTTTTGTCTTTGTCTGCCTGTAACTATAAATATATTACAAGATTGTATTAATTTTCTTTTAACTATTTCTGTAACTACAACTCCATAATATTTTTCAAGTGTTGTAGATTTATCTTTATCCCAAATTATCCAAAGCTGCATTTTATTATCTTTAACACAATCATAAACAAATTGTGCATCTGTGTGATCACCTGAAAAAGATAAAGCTTGAGATATGTCTTTTTGAACTAAAGACCAAACATCATCTAAATTAGATGATGGTATATTTACTAATTTCATTAAGTTATGTTTAAGTAACTTATTCCTATATTAACATTATCGTTGCTACTAACAGTTGCTTTTAAAATATCAGAAGATTCTAATACTAAAGGCATTGTTAATATTTCAACAGATGAGTTAGCTGTAAGTGATTGTGTATTTAGTATTGTAGCTTCAACACTATTAGAACTATCTAATACATCAAAAGATATTGTTGGTGTATTACCTGTATTATTTGTAACTCTTATAGATTTAACTATAATTGTATCTTTAGTACCAGCAGTCAGAATTGATGTTTCTGTTTGTGTTGATAAATTGACACCTAAAAATTTATATGAGTTAGCCATAATTATCTAGCAGTAGCTGGTATTGAAGCACCTACATTAGCTACAAGAGGTTCTGCTGCAAATGCCATGTAGATGTATGTAGCACCAGAAGCATTAAATGAAGCTGATGCGTTTCTCATTTTAAAACCATTTGAAAGCACATCTATTGAATCTGCTGCACCAGTAACTTCTGCATCAGAATTATTAGCTTCTAATCTTGTATTATTAACATTGTAAGTTAATCTTTTATTATCTTGTATATACCAATCACTTGTAGTGCTTGACACTTTATACATAACCCAAGCTGGTTTAAATCCTGTGTAAATAAATGTGCCATCAGCATTTCCATTTCCTGTGTAGCTTCCAAATTTTGAGTAGCCTTTTTTCTCTGCAAAACAGTAAGCAATCATACTATTACTATTATTATGAAAACCAGTATTTGATACTCCAAAAACTGAAGATGTAAAACCACCAGTTCCCCAATAATTAGTATAATTGTCATCTGCAGCAGTAGTGTTTAAATTAACATATCTATCATTTTCGTTACCACCTGTTAAATTTTGATGCCAACTAGCCCAGTTTGTAGAATCATCTCTTGATTTAGTAATTACCATTGCAGGTTTTACTCCTAGTCCATGTCCTATCGTTGCATTAGCAGTAGCTTCGTATTTAACAATACTAAATCCTGCTATAGTATTAACTGAAACTGTAGAGTTTATAGTACCATCTGTATTAGCTGAACCTGCACCACCTGCTTTCCAATTCCATGATGCAAGAGTATGACCATTTCCATTTGTTGATGTCCAGTTTCCTAAACTAAAACCATCACTATCAAATGCTGTTAAAGCACCTGCTTCTGTATATTCTGCAGAACTATCATTAGATGACATTCTTTTAGTAACACCTCTTACAGCATCAAAAAGAGCATGAACATTAGCATTACTTCTACTTTTTAACCATGTAAAATCTGGTTGAAAGCCAACACCTGTAATTGATTGTGTGCTTCCATTACCTGTATAAAGTTTAGTATTAAAATGTAAGCTAGGTTTTGAAATTGTTGAGTATGCCATATTATTTCCTATCCATAAGTGTTAATATTTTTTGTATTTAATGCGTAATATCCTGATGGACAATCGTACTCAAATAATGAGCCATTACCATTTGAACCTGCAGAAGTTATAGCTGTAGTACCAAAAAATCCATTGCCAAAGTTACAATCAGCTTGTGTTGCAGTATCATAAGTTCCAATACAAACATGCTGTCCCTGTGATGCTTTATCAGATGTAGCTGTCCAAGTTTTAACAGCACCAGTTTTTGATGCTCCACTTGTAGGGTCACCACTATTTTGCCATGTGCCATTAATTGCATAATAAAAAGCACCATTGTCGCTATCTAAAGCAAAAGATAAAATATCTCCTGCACTAAAAGTTCCATATAAAACACCTGAAGTTGAACCCTCATTAATTACTGCACCATCTGGTCTAATCATAATACTATCACTATTACTTCCACCACCATAACCAGAACCACCATTTTGTAGTCTAAAAATATTGGTACTATTTGTTTGAACAAAACCAAGTTTAGGATTACCTGCACCATTAATACCTGTTGCTTTAATTTCCCAATACCATTTACCTTTGTTGCCTGTGCCTAATGTACTGTAAGTTTCTCCATCATTTGTTCCTGTGTTTCCTTTAACTGTATTATTACCTTGAGTTAAATCATTATAAGAAGAAGTAACTAAAGAATTTAATGTAGCATAAACATTTGATGGTGTATCAACTGCTTGTTTTAAATTTCCATTAACTGTAAATGTGTTTGAATTACCAGAACTATCTGTACCTAATGCACCAGAGTTTTCAAATTTTAAATGAAAACCATTAGTACCCCAAGTAACACCAGATGGTGATTTAAATTTCCAAATACCTGATGTAGAATCTGTTTCACCAAATACAGTTGGAGCTAATGATTGACCATCTACAAATGAAACATGACTCATATAGCCATCAAAATAACTACCATTATTTACATTATCTCTGCCAATATCCATTGGGTTTGTTGTATTACAAAAACTATCATGATTTAAATCTGGTAATATATTAGTTGAAAAAGAAGTTTCTTCTACTCCATTTATATAAAGTCTCATTCTATCTGCAGCAGTAGATTGTGTAGAATCAAATCTTGCTACAACATGATACCAAGCTGATGTATCTCTAAATAATCTATTGGTTATAATATAAGCACTATTAGAACCACCAGAAACACCTCTCCAAAATATTTTATCACTTGAAAAATATAATTTCATGTAATTACTTCCATCTTGACTTTGCTGAAAAATTTGATTACCAGCACCAAGATTAGTTCTTTTAACCCAAGCAGAAAATGTCCATGTTTTTCTATTTGATGCACTAGATGGTGTTCTTGTTAAATAACTGTTTGCCATAATATTATCCTAGTTAAACTGTCCAGAGTTGTTAGCTCCTACTGTTATTGTTATACTAAATGCTCTATCAGCAGTTTGACCTTGAGCATCTGTAGCTCTTAAAGTGAAACTAAATGTTGTATCTGATGTTGAGCCACTTTCTGTACCACTTATTACACCTGTAGATGTATTAAGAGATAAACCACCTGGAAAAGTACCAGAAGTTTTAGAAAAAGATGTAGCATTTGTTGCAGCTACTGTAACTGATATTGAATCTCCACCAGAAAAAGATCCTAATGATCCAGCAGCAGTTGTCCAACCTGGAGCATCTGATACTGTTAGTACAGCA